AAATTCCATTAATTAAGAATACTTTTTATAATGAATCTAAAGTAAAAAAACAAATAATTAGATTTGTTAAAAAAGAAAAGAAGTTTACTAAAGGCTTTTATACAGAATTATTTGAAAAAAAAGTATCTGAATGGCTAGGTACTAAATATGCTGTATTTGTTAATTCTGGTAGTAGTGCTAATTTATGTCTATTACAAGCGTTAAAAAACTTAAATATAATTAAAGAAAATGATAATATTGGTATAAGTGCTGTAACATGGGGAACAAATGTAATGCCTGTTATACAAATGTGCTGCAAGCCCGTACCGATTGATGTATCAAAAAGTACGTTAAATATTACACCCGAATTTTTACTAAAAACTTTAAAAAAGACAAAATTAAAAGCTTTATTTGTTACTCATGCTTTAGGATTATCAGATAATATAATTAAAATAAAAAAAATATGTAACAATAACAATATAATATTACTAGAAGACAATGCGGAAAGTTTTGGGAGTGAATATCAAAACAAAAAACTTGGTACTTTTGGATTAGCTTCAACTACAAGTTTATTTGTTGGTCATGTTTATTCATCAACCATAGAAGGCGGATTGATATTTACAGATGATTTTGAATTATATCAAATGCTTAAAATTGTTCGTTCTCATGGTTGGAGTAGGGATATTGTACAAGTTAATTGGTCTGGAATAAATCAATATCAATATAAAGATAAATTCTATGAAAAATATACATTCTACGACTTAGCTTATAATATTAGATCGACTGATTTACAAGCGTTTATTGGTTTACAAGTATTACCTTATTTATATGAAATGATTAAAAAGCGTGAAATTATATTTCATAGTGTGTTTGATGATATAAATGTAAAATATCTTGATGTATTAGACATAAAGGATTTAAATATATTTAGCGCATTTTGTTTGCCTTTTATATTTAAGAATAAAGAAGATTGTGAAAAATACAAAAGGCTATTTAAAAAGGCAGGAATAGAAATAAGACCTATTATAGCTGGTAACATAACAAGGCAACCATTTTGGAAAAAATATATTAAAAAGTCTTTTACTTTACCAAATGCCGATTATATATCAGATCATGGATTTTATTGCGGATGTTATCCAGAAATGACAAATAGAGAGATTAAATATATTTGCGATTTATTTTCTAAGGATTAAGATAATGAATAAGAGAATAGAATTAGATGGTTCAATAGAAACAGATTTAAAATGGTTAATTCAAAACAAGGGAATAAGTCCTGTAAGAAATGATTATAAATATATTTTATCTGATAAAGAATATAAGCGTCTTTATGATATATATTTTGATTTAATTATTTATGATTGATATAAGGAGAATTATAAATGAATGAAAACATAAAAATTTTATTGGGCGTTTTAATTAGTAATATATTATTTTGGGGTGGATGTGTTTTAACTCTTTTGTCTTTTAAGTATGAAGATAAAATACAAGTAATTGGTAATTATAATTTTTTTATTATAGGAATAATAGCAATATCATTATCAATTATTTTTAATATGACTTGCTTTATGATTGGTTATATTAATTATTCAAAATCATCATTAAAAATATTACTAAAATGATTAAAAAATTTTAAGTATTTTATGGGGTGGGTCAAGGTTAAACAATTGACAATGCAGGTTAAAATCCTGTCTGCTCCCGATAAAGAGCAGTGGTGGAAAGAACGGTCTACATTGTAGAAGCGATGACACACACCCATTGAATATTTAAGGTTAAGGATAAAAATATGGCTAATATAAGCAATAAGATAAACAATTTAATATCTGGTAAAAATATAAAAAGATTTTATAACAATAATGAAGAAGATGATGTATTAACATTTGAATTTACTGATAATACAGCGTTAAAAATTAGAGTTGACTATATATATGATTATGAATATAATGGGAAAGAAGTAAAATAATTATGACTAATGAAATGGGTTTTATTCTTATAGGGTATCTTTTTTTAATTACAATTGTGTTATCGGTAGTTATTTTTATTTTATTGGATAAATAAAAATGATTGAGTATTATAATAATATAGATAAAAGCGATTTATTGCAAAATTTTTATATAAAAGAATATAGTAAAAAAAATGAAACTGATAAATGTACAATTGATGATAAAGATTATATTGAATGGTTAGAAAGTAAAGTCATAGAGCTTGCAAAAATAATAAATAGTGAATTTTCAGGAGATATATTAAAATGACTAAACAAGATATAAGAGATAAATTTTTTAGATATAATGAGGATATTACAAAGCTTGATAAATTATACTTATTAAAGTATATAAACTTTTTAGAAGAAAATATTGTTTTCGCTATAAATGTAATAGATAATATAAGTCAGCGTTTAGATGTAATTGTTAAAAAATAATTGACGATTTTAAATTAAAGGATTATAATAAGGCTAGAGATAGGTAATGGCTAAAGAAAAAAAGAAATATAATTATACTAAAAAGACAGGAAGCCCTACTAAATATAATAAAAAATATTGTATTGATATTATAAGGTATTTTAATATAGATCCTTATAAAGAAATAACTGAAATAACTGAATATAAAGATGGGACTAAAAAAGAAACAATAAAGCTTGTTGCTTGTGATTTACCTACATTTGAGGGTTATGCAAATAAAATAAACGTTCATGTCGATACTTTATATGAATGGCGTAAAATATATAAGGACTTTTCCGTGTCGATGACTAGGTGTAAAGCTATTCAAAAGACAATTTTAATAATAAACGGACTTAAAGGTTTATATCAAAGTAACTTTGCGATATTTGTAACCTCTAATCTAACAAAGTTTAGGCAAAAGAAAGATATTCAAGCTGATTTAAAACATTCTGGGAAGATAACACAAAAGATTGAAGTAATGTCAAAAGAAGAAATAGAAAAACGTCTAAAAGAAATAGATGAAGTAGTAAATGAGCCTAAATGAAAAACTATTATTAAAGCGTGAGCTTGCAATTAGACAGGCAAGAGATAATTTTTGGACATACTGTAAGATACTACATAAATATAAAGAATCATGGAAACATTTAAAGGTATTATGTAATACATTACAGGCTTTTTATGAAGGTTCTTTGAAAGATGAAAATGGCTTAATATATAAAAAGCTAATGATAAATATGCCGCCGAGGTTTTTTAAAAGCCGAACATTAGTTTTATTTTGTACCTGGGTATTTGGTAAAAACGCTAAAAAGAAAATAATTGCTAGTAGTTATTCCGATGATCTTGCAACTTCTTTTAGCCGATATACAAGGGATGAGATATGTTTAGAAAAAAATAATTTTTATGATATTGTCTATTCTGATATATTCCCAGAGACAAAAATAAAACAAGGGGATGCAAGTTTTAACCAATGGTCATTAGAGGGATCATTTTTTAGTTATAAAGGTTGCGGTTTTGGATCGTCAATAACTGGTAAGGGTATGGATATAGCTATTATTGACGATGAAGTTAAAAATTATGAGGAAGCGGTTAATGAAACTGCTTTAGAAAAAAAATGGGAGTGGTATACAGGTACTTGGTTATCAAGGTTAGAAGAAGGGGCTTTAGAGATAATCTGCATGACTCGTTGGTCAGATAATGATATTTGTGGCAAGCTTATTAACAATGAAAATGAAGTTAAGAAATGGTATATATTAAAATTTGAAGCTTATGATAAGATAAAAGATGAAATGCTTTGTCCGGAAATGTTAAGTCGTGAAAGTTATGATGATAAAAAAAAGCTTATACAAGAAGAAGTATTTGAAGCTAATTATCACCAAATGACTATAAATAAAAAGGGAGCTTTATATCAAAAATATAAGACTTATGATAAATTGCCTCAAAACGATAAGGGTGAATATTTAGAAGATCGTAGAATCGCTTATATTGATACTGCCGATGAGGGCAATGATTATCTTTGTGCTGTTATGGGGATTGAGTATAAAAAGGATGGATATATAACTGATATTTATTGTACTCAACAACCACAAGAGATTACAGAAAATAAAACGGCAGAAATGCTGGTTAATAATAACATAAAAGATGTTTTGATTGAGTCCAATAATGGGGGGCGTGCATTTGCAAGGAATGTCGAAAGGATATTAAAAGAAAAATATAAAAGATATGATATTAGAATACATTGGTTTCATCAAGGATTAAATAAAATGAGTAGAATATTAACAAATGCAAGTAATGTAGAAGAAAGGATTTATTATCCTATTGGCTGGCATTATAAGTATCCAGAATATTCTAAATTGATTAAAAGCTTTATGAGAAATAAAAGTAATAAAAATGATGATTGTGCGGACACGGTTACAGGGTTTATAGAATACATAGATAAAAAACAAGTTATAAGCTCTGGGTTTGTATCGGCGGGGAGTTTAGGTTTATGAAAGTTAAGATTAAAAACAAGGTCTATTTATATACGATTTTTGATATTCTTTTAAACGATGATAAAGACATAGTATTTATTTTACAAAATAATTTAGAGATGATTGATTATAAAGATATTGAGGAAATATTTATATGAAAGAAAGTGATAATAAAAGATATTTAAGATTAAATCCTTTAGGTGGTGGGATGCAGCCTTTTTATACTAAATATGATAAATTCACTTTAGATAAAAATGGTAATGATTTATATGTGGATGATAAAATTAAAACTGATAATAAAATTGAAACAATAAAATATATTTTAACTGGTGGAATGATTGAAACTATTGAATGCAATAAATATTTTGGTAAAGATGTTGTATTATTAAATAAATAATATTTACATAAATGTATATGATAAAGTTTTGACTATTATATATATTTATCATATAATAAGGTAAAAGATGTTAGATAGGATTGATCTATTAACCAGGATAAAAAACGACTCTTTGTTATTGGCTCAATATTATTCTAACTACATTGAAATAGTTATCAATGTGAATAAGGATAAAAATAGTGCTGTGGTAAGCATTATTATGAAAAATATTTAACTCTTTAAAAAGAGATCTGTATTAAATATCGGTAAAAACTATCATAAAAGATAGTCCCGCATTTTGAGTATTGCTTGAAAGGCGATATTACAGCTAAAATCAAAATATTAGAATATCCACAAATAGACCCGTCAATATTAGATAGTGATCTCTCGTCTACAATTAAAACAATAATAGAAAATCATGCAATATTTATAGATAAGTTTGATGAAGATGAACAGTTTTATCTTGGCAATAATACATCAGTATCACACGATATAGATAAAGACTCTCCGGATAATGACATACATATACCTAACGCTAGAACTATCACAGAGACAGTAAAAGGCTATATGTTTAAATCTGGGAATATAAATTATAATATTGAAGATACGGGCAATGAAGAACTGTTTAATAGCTTGCTTGATATATACAGTAAAAATCACGAAGACAATCATAATGCTAAACTTGGAGAATATCAAAGTAAATATGGTATTGCATTTGAGATACTTTATAATAAGCAAGATGATACAGATAAGACCTTACCGCATTTTGCAGTATTAAAACCCCAGGAAGTTATACCTATCTATGATTATTCTATTGAAAAAAAGTTAATCGCAGTTATAAGATTTTATAGTACTGGTAAGAACTCTAATAAAGATAATATTTATAATGTTGAATTATATCTTACTGATAAGATTTTATATTATGAATATAATAAAACTCAAAATACAATTTTAAAGTCAGATAAAGAAGATATTAATATTTACGGCGATATACCTTTTATAATTTATAAAAACAATGAAAATTATATTGCAGATTATGAGCCTGTTAAATCTTTAATAATTCTATATGATAAACTTATATCTGACAGCGCTAATGAAATGGATAGATTTGCAGCCGCTTATTTAATATTCAAAAATTATATACTTGGTGGAAATACAGAAGAAGCAAAGGCAGCACAAAATAGAATTAAAAATTTGCGTGTATTTGAAATAGATAATGACGGTGATATAAAATTCTTAACAAAAGAAATACCGGTTGCTTTTTTTCAAGAGTGTAAAAAAACGATTGAAGAGAATATTGAAAAGCATTCTCATGTACCTAATTTTAGAGATGAAAGTTTTGGCACCGCCTCAGGCGTAGCTATAAAATATAAACTTATGGACTTTGAGAATCTATGTGCTCATAAAGAGGCTTATTTTAAAGAGGGCTTGGATAGAAGAATAGAGCTAATAAGTAAATTTTTGAAGATACAAAATGAGGGGCTAGAAGATTTAAATATAAATACAACTTTTACAAGGAATATTCCTGATAATATAACAGAGGCTATTGATAACGCTGTTAAGGTTTGGGATAAGTTATCTTTAGAGACTGTATTGTCTTTATTGCCATTTATCAAAAATGCGCAAGAAGAAATTGATAAAATAAAAAAAGAGAAAGAAGAAAAACAAAAAGAATTTGATATTGATAATATGTTTAATGAAGATGACAATAATAACGATAAAAATAAAGATAATAATATAGACCAATCTAATAACCAGGAAGATACAGATGTCGCTAAAGACAGCGAATAAAATATTAGATTATTCTAAACGTTCTTTGAAACAAATAGAAAAGAGTTTGGTTTTAAACTATAAGCAAGCTTTAAAAGAAATTAGAGATAAGCTTTTAAAGCTTGATAATAAAGATGCTTTAACTCAAAATGATATTCGTAAATATGATAGATTAAATGTAATGAAAAAAGACATTGAGTCGTTATTAAAAGATACTCAAACAAGTAATTATAATTTAATCAATAAAATACGTAAGACTGTTTTTGGCAAGGCTTATGTGGATAGCTTAAAAGAGTTTGGTATTGATGTATCTAAAATTACAGAGGCTGTTAAAGCAAGCATTGAGAATCCTTTGTTTAATGCTAATTTTAAAGACAGTATGAAAAATCTGACAAAAACAGATTTGACTAAAATTAGTAATGAAATAACAACCGGGTTAATTCAAGGCAAAGGGGTTAAGGAAATTTCAAAGGCTATTAAAGAGAAAATAGATATGTCAGCGCAAAGGGCAATTACAATTGCAAGAACCGAAACGCTTAGAGCTATGAGTCAAGGACAGCTTGAAGCAACTGATAAGATGATTGAAAAGGGATTGAAAGTTCGTAAGGTATGGTCTTATAGTTATCATGTCAAAGATAGTAGACCATTACATGAAGCAAAAGACGGACAATATGCAGATGACGATGGATATTTTACTTTTAGCGATGGGGTTAGAATGTTAGCGCCCAGATTAAGCGGTGATCCTAACCATGATGTAAATTGCCGATGTGCTTATTATAATGAAATAATAGAGGACTAACTTACAAAAGGGAGGACTCAATAGGAGAAATATATGTTAAATAAAGAAATGTTTTTTTATTCACCAGACGGTGATACAACTAGCGATGCTGGGCAGACTGATAATACTAATGATACTAATCAGGATACACAGCCGGATAAAACAAGTGATTCAACAACAACAACAATAGACGTTGTCGAGTTTGAGAAACTTAAAGAATCTGTAAAAAAATACTCTCAAAACTTTGATAGAATTAATACCGAAAAAGTTAAGCTTGAAACTGAATTAAAAAAAGAGAGAGAAAAAAATTTATCTTCAAAGCAGATTGAAGAAATTCAAAAGGCAGAATATGAAGAAAAATTAAAACGTCAAGCAATAGAGCTTGAAGAAAAAAACTTGATCTTTGAAAAATCAAAATTATTATTTGAAAAAAAATGGGACAATGAATTCCTTGATATAGTTGCAGGCAAAGACATAGAAACTTATGAGCAAAATATTGAGAAATTAAATGATAAGATTAAAAAGATTGTAGAAGATGAGGTAAATAAAAGACTTAAGGCATCAAACCCAGTTCCTAATAGTGCTGGTAATAAAGATAAAAATAAATATTCAATGGAAGAGTTAAAAAAACTTGCTAAAGAGAATGGTGCTGATTGGGTCAAAAAAAATATAGATAAATTTGAAACGACAATGACAAAATAGGAGGTCATAATGGCTGTAGATAATTTTATTCCCGAATTTTGGGAAGCAAAGCTTTTGTTAACAAAAGAGAAGCAACTTGTTTATGCTAATTTAGCAAATAGAAATTACGAAGGTAAAATTAAACAAGCTGGTGATAGAGTTAGAATATCTCAGGTCGGAGATATAACAATTAGAACTTATACAAAAAATTCAACAAGCAAAACTACAAGTCAATTTTTAGACGGTGCTGACTTAATGCTTGATATAGATCAACAAAAATACTTTGATTTTAAAGTTGATGATGTTGATAAAGTTCAGTCTGAAGTTGAGTTTATGAACGAGGCAATGAGGAAAGCTTCTTATAGGCTTAGTGATAACGCAGATCAATATTTAGCTTCAAGATATATCCAATGTGGAATATCAAGAAACTCAAGCTCTAGCCCAGTTGATATGACATCAAGTAATGTCGAAAATGAATTTTTAATGGTAAATGAATTAATGAATGAAGCGAATGCGCCGTTAATGGATCGATATGCAGTAATATCTCCGTGGGTATTAACAAAGATTACATTGGCAGGAATTAAATCATTGACTGATAATACCGCTCCTTATAACAACGGTTATTTAGGACGTGCTTATGGATTTAATTTTTATATTTCAAACAATGTCCACAAAGATTCGACAGCTTGGGCAGACACAAAGATAATTTGTGGTATCGGTAAAGAGTCATTTACATTTGCAGAACAATTATTAGAAATAGAAGCGTTGAGAGATCAAGAAATCTTTGCGGATAAAGTAAGAGGCTTATATGTTTATGGTGGCAGAATAGTACAGACTGATATAACAGCTTGTCTATTCGCTGACAAGACAGCCGAGTCATAAGGAGGATAGATAATGGCAAGAACAGCAATTACGGTTACAGATTTAACAATAAATGCAAGTTGTACTTCCGTTGTTTCTGCAGCTACTACAGCGGGTGCAGGATGGGAAGCAACTGCGAGCAATTTTAGCAAATTATTTTTACTTGGCTATAATTCAGATACAGGGGTGGCAGCTATTACAATAAACGCGGCTAGCTCTGGTACTGACTGGGCAGGTAAAGGGATTGGAAGTTTAAGCACTTCTATTGCATCAAGTGAATATAGAGTATTCGGACCATTTGAAGGATTTAGATTCGCAAGCACAAACGGATCATTACAGATAGACTCTGATTCTACTTGTAGTACATTGGTTAGTTTTTATGCTTGGCTTTTGCCGTAGCAATTAAATTTTAAGGAAAATTTTATGACAGTTGTTGAACAAAAGAAAAGTAAAGTTGAAGAAGGATTTAATCCATTTAAAATTGCAATTAAAAAAAAGGTTGTTATCTTAGGGACTGCGCCCTCGTGTAAGGACGCTCCCTTTGGTAATCCTGACTTTGACGTATGGGGAGTAGCGCATTGTTGTTTTTTAAAAGAAGTGTCAAGGCTTGATGCTATCTTTGAAATTCATACCAAAGATATTTGGGAAAAAGATAATGCTCCATTCCATAGATTTCCAAATGCAGTTTTATTTTTACAAGAAAAAGATGCTAAGTTTGCTAATAGTCAAGCTTATCCATTAAAAGAAATACGAGATATATACAAGGTAAATAAAGGATTTGAATACGAGGCTGATTATTTATCGAGTTCGTTACCTTATATGGTAGCAATGGCTATTGAAAATAAATATGAAGAGATTCATATTTACGGCATTCATCTTTTAATGGATGAAGAGTATTTTTATCAAAGACCATGTCTTGAATATTATTTAGGTATTGCAAGAGGTAAAGGAATAAAGGTATATGTTCATCCGGCGGCTGATATTTTAAAGTTTAATTATCTCTATGGTTGGCAAGACATGACTGACCAAACTAGAAAAATTAGAGATAGAATTAATGAGTTTAATACAAGAATGGCTAATTTACAAGCACAACTTAACCAGGGTACTGCGCAATTACAAGCACAGATTAACCAGTTACAAGGTGCTAAAGAAGACGCCATGTATTTCTTGAGAACATTTGGAGGTGAGTCAAAAAAGAATGACGTCATCTTTTAAGGGAGGTACAAATGTACGTAAGAGGATTAGAAGCAGATTATAAAAGAGTAGATACTGTAAATCTTAATGTTTCAGACATAAATTTGACAAGCACATGGTATAAAATATTACCAGTAACATTAGTTAACGCTTCAACAGAGACGGCGTATTATGAAATATGGCTTGCTAGTACGGGTGTACTGTCAAGTGCGGTAGGTCAAAAGGCATGGTCATTTGATGCCACTAAAAGTGAATTGTTAGGATTCCAGGCAATTATGCCAACAGACTATAAAGAGGGGACAGCAATAACTCCGTTTATACACTGGTTAACAACTAGCTCTACTGGTAGTACACAGGCAGTTAGAATGCTTATAAGTTATATGTGGACAAATCAAGATGCTTCATTTGCAAGCACAGCAACAGAAGAATCTATAACTATAAGTACAACCGGAAGTTCTGCATTAAAATTATATACAACTAATTTTACGACAATTGCAACTACATCGCTAGAAGTAGGGTCAATTGTAAGTGGTTGTATAGCAAGGTTATCAAGTGGTAGTACAGATGATTTTTCATGTGATTTTTGGTTACAAGGAATGTCATTGTATTATCAAGTTGATGGAGTAGGCTCTACTGCTATAATAAGCGATAAGTAGGTAAAGTATGAGTGAATCAAATTTACTTCAAAGAACTATAGCCGTAGACTCAAATTCTATAAGCGTTATTGATTCTGTACATAATGAAATACACAGAGGCGATGTTTATTCTGCTTATAAAGTAAGTTCGGCTATTGGTGCATCAAGTTGGATTGACATCTCATTTATAACTCCGGCTACAACCGTAATTCATTTAAAAGAATTTGGTATTAACTTTTCAGGCGGAATATGTGAGGTAGTAGTTTTAGAAAGTCCAACGACAATGACAATGAGTACTGCTTTTTTAAGTGCAATAAATAGAAAAAGGTCGTCTACTCATACGAGCGCGATGACTATTTATACAAATTCTACTTATCCAATTGGAAGCACAGCGACAAGTACACAGGCATCAATTATAAAGGATATTTTAATAGGTTCTACAGGAACTAATTCTAATAGGTCTGGTGCCGGAGTTATGCCTCCATTATTAGAGTTTGTGTTAAAGACAAATACAACATATTTAATTCGTGTTATAGATAGATCAGGCGGTGGATTTGGTTCTTTAGCCGCTTACTGGTATGAACAATATAGTACAAGAACTTAGGGGGTAAATAATGCCTTTAAAAAAAGGATCAAGTAAAAAGACTATAAGTAAAAATATAGCGACAGAGATAAAATCAGGAAAGAAAAAATCACAAGCAGTAGCTATTGCTATGTCAAAAGCAGGAAAGAAAAAAAAGAAATGATAGTAACAACGACAGAATGCAAAACATTATTAAATATAACTTCAACAATTTATGATACACTTATTGCATCTTATCTGTCGACTGTCGAATCAGATATATTCCAATATACTGGTCATAGATGGCATGATGCTTATCATTGGTTATACGATGACGGTATTGTGTTCTCTAGCACAGCAAAGACTATAACGCTGTCATCTGATTCGACATCTTCTTTTTTAAGCGAATATTTTGCAGGTGATACTATAGATATAGTAAATAGTTATCATAACAATAGAACGTTTAGTATTGCAAGTATAACAAGCTCACATATATTGGTTGTTAATGAAACGGCGATAAAAAATGAATCAAGTACTAATTATGATTTAAGCACTTATATATATAGATGCAATTTTCCTGATTATTTAAAAATGATAGCGAGTAAAATGATATGGTATTTATGTCAAAATACCACTACAGTAACGGGCGATATAGCAAGCGAAAGCTTAGGCAGTTATTCTGTAAGCTATAGAGATAACGGTATGAGTCAATATGGTACTTATCCAAACGCTTTAATAAGTGGATTGAAAAGGAAAGTTGGGACATGGTAAGCCGATATAAAACCGACTCGGTAGTTGTATATAGAAGTACAACTACAATTGGAGCGGGCGGAGAAAAAATAAAAACTTATTCGACTCATTTAGATATTATAGGAAGCTTTCAAAATTTAAGCGGTAGTAAATCTGCCATAAACAATATAGATGCTTACAGGAAAAATAAAATATTTTTTTGTGATATCGCAGATATTATAGAGACTGATAGAATTTATTATGACAGTAAGTTTTATAATATAATTGACGCTCCAAAAATATGGGGTCATCACATGGAAATATTGATGGAGATAAAAAGCACATGAGCTTTAAAATTGAAGTAACAAAAACATCACAAGAAAATATGGCTGAAAAAATTAAACAAGCTATTGTACAGGGTTTATATATAGCAACAAATATAGTTCATTCGCAGACGGTTAGAGATACGCCTGTAATGACGGGTGCTTTAAAAAACAATAACGAGATGAGAGTGGATGAAGAAAAATTAGAAGGAACTGTTTGGAATAATCTTGAATATGCGCCTTATGTCGAATTTGGGCAAGAAATGAATCCACCTCATAATCCTAAAAATGTTGGAAGAATTCCTTTTATGAGACCGGCATTATATGAGAACGAAGATAAAATCGTTGCT